GCTTGAGCGAGAAATTGCTGGCATCAACAAGGTCGAGGCACCTGCCCCGACTTACCGTTCCGCTGGTGCTTTCCTCAAGGCCATCGTTGACGGTGACGACAACGCAATCAAGATTGCTGACCGTGCCTATGAGGGTGCGACATCAGCAGATTCCGTTACCACGCCCATCGACTTCGACTTGATCCGCCTCGTTGAGGGTGCAAACCCTCTCGGTGCTGTTTTCGGTCGCGGTGTTACCCCGGCAACGGGCATGGCAATCACGTTCGCCCAGGTTGACGCAATCACCGACGGCACCGACGTTCAGAACCCCGAAGGTGAAGACCTTGGTTACTACCAGCTGAACCTCGAAACCAAGTCGGTCGACATCAAAACCATCGGAAACGTATCCGAAATAACGCGTCAGGCTATCGAACGCAGCACCGTACCGTATCTCGACTCGGTTCTCCGTGGACAGGCAATCGCCCTCGGAAACAAATTGGCTGCAGAACTGCGCAACAAGTACACCGCAACTGTTTCGGCTCAGGCTGGCGCAGGTCGCATTGTTGTCCGTTCGGCTGAAACCTACGACGGATGGGCCGGCGCACTCGCCGACGCAGCCGCAACGTACTTCCAGCCACAGGGCGCAGCAATTGACGCACTCATCGTTGGCAAGGCGACGTTCAAGAACCTTTTGGCTCTCGACGGAACCCCGGTCATCACGTTCTCAAACGAAGCAATCGGAAACTTCGGATCTGCCAACCCCGGTGGACTTCGCGGAACCATTGCTGGTATCCCCATCATCGTTGACGCGCAGCTCGCCGCCAACGGAACCGAGGATGCATTCGTCTCGTCGCTGGCTCTCCGCCAATTCACGTCAGGCGCAATGCGCATGTCGCAGGACAACGCGGTCAACCTCTCCACGGCGTTCTCGCTCTCGACCTACACGGCCGTAGCAGACGAGTACCCAACTCTAATCATTCCAACGATTGCTGATTAGTAACTGATGGCAGCGTACGACGATCTCAAAGCGTATGTCGGTGCACCTGACTCCGACAACACGTTCGTTTCAGCATGCTGGGATGAAGCCACCGCACTTGTAAACAAGTTCGTTGGTGAGGCCGTCGTACCTGCCACGGTTCTGCAAAGGGCAAAGATTGAGTGTGGATCGGAACTGTTTCACCGTCGTAGCGCACCCAACGGCATTGCACAATTTGCAACGCTTGACGGTGGCTCGGCAGTTCGCGTCGCCAGAGATCCAATGATTGCCAGCGTACCCATCTTGCAACCGTTTGTTGGGCTGGGCTTGGCGTGATTGTTTCAGCGCGAACCGCGTTAGCCAGCGTTCTTTCGGATGCTGGTTTGCGCGTATTCGCGTTTACCCCTGAACGTGCAGCACCGCCAATGGCAATCCTGACCCCATCCGGGGATTGGGTTACATCGGGCGATGTGTTCGGTCACTTCCGCATCGGTTTCGATGTGAATCTGATTGTTCAGAACGCGGCGAACGAAACAATGATCAACGCACTTGACGAGCTGGTGGATTCGACACTCGAAGCCATTGCGGATGCCTCTGGGTTTTACGCAGGACAAGTTGCTAAGCCGGACATCATTGACATTAGCGGTGCCGATTACTTGTCCACCACAATCACCGTTTACCAAAACACACAACTCTAAGGAGAACACGATGGCAACATCGACCCGTATCAAAGCAAACGCTCTGAAACTCACCATTGACGGAACTGACTACTGGTCGGATTTCTCGTCGGTTGTCATGCAGTCGGAGGATGCATCGGCAGACGTAACCACGTTCTACGATGCCTCTGTTGGTGGCCGTCGTGACTTTTACTTCACCGTGTCCGGTGTTCAGTCCACAGCATCGACGTCGTTCTGGCGTGCAATGTGGGCCGATGCTGGTGCAGAGGTTGCGTTCATTTACGCACCTCACGGCAACGCGACCGCATCGAGCGACCAGCCTCACTTCACAGGTAACTTGCGCGTTCCTGCCAAGGGTGCGTTCCAGATTGGTGGAGAAGCCTCGGCTGACGGCACGTTTGCGTTCGACGGTGTCCGTATGGACATTGTTGGCGACGTAACGCTCGACACCACCCCGTAAGTCCTGTAATGGCAGATACGGTCATTACTGGAGCCGGGCAAGGTATTTATCTTGTCCGTAAAGGTAGTGGCCGTACTGTCGTGCAGGGCCTGAACGAAACCCGTGAGAAGTTTCTTGAAATGGGTGGAGATCGGAACCTCTTTGAGAAGTGGATGAAAGAGGCGGCAATGGTTGCCGCTCGTGAGGCCACACGAACAGCACCAACTCTTACTGGCAAACTTGCCTCGTCGATTCGAGGTTGGGCATCAAAAAGCACGAACGTAAAGACTCGTGGTGGTGGTGTGGATAAGCGCATGGTGTTTGGTGGACTTATCACGGCAGGTTCGGCTCGGGTGCGTAACACTACAGGCGGTTCACAGGTCACTACAGGCGTTTTGTACGGTCGGGCAACATCTCTGGGTATGTTTCACCGTGCAGGGGCTCAATCGTTCTCTGGAGACCGTACGTGGCGGACTAACGTGCGTGGCCGTCAGGATGCGTTTATGGTCAAAGCGCGTGAATCAAAAAAGTCTTACATGGTCACATTGCTAAACTTCAAACTAGGACAATACATAAAGCAGAAAGGCTTTCAGACAAATGGACTTTGAGGAAATCACCCTGGGTGAAATTGCCGAGATTGAGGATTACGCGCAGCTGCCGTTCTCGGACATTGGCGAGGAAAAGATTGGCGTTATCAAACTGCGCATTGCTCTTGCGTGGGTTATGAAGCGTCGCGTGGATCCTACGTTTACCATCAAACAGGCAGAGGCGTTGACCCCCAACGAACTCGGTGCGCTGTTTGAGGGCGATGGGGAACAAGTAAAAAAATAAGGGATGACCGGGCGAATGTGCTGGCGACATTAGTTGTTGGTGCAGGGCTCTCGGTCACAGAAGCAAACGGTTTGACAATGCGTGAAATAAACGCAATTGCGAAAATGATGAACGGAGGCAAGTGATGGCTGTACCAAACATGATCGTGACGTTGGCTATGAATGCCAGCAAGTATTCGAGCGGTCTGAAAAAGGCGGCTCAACAGACGACTTCGTTCGGTCAGTTCACCGCTAAAGCGTTCTCGATTGCTCGTGGCGCATTCTTGGCTCTCACGGTTGCAGCGTTGCGCATGATTCCCGTTCTGGCAAACATGGGTGCTGAATCGCGCAAGGCCGACATTCAGTTGCGTTTCATGTTGGAGAATATGCAGGGTGTTGGCGCGGCGACCGATGCCACCGTGAAGCGTATGGCGCAGTATGCCGACCAAGTGAACCGTGCCACAGGTGTTGATGATGAACAGGTCAAAGCCGTTCAACGCAAACTGTTGGTGTTCAAGACGTTGCGCAAGACTGCTGACGAACTGGGTGGCACATTTGACCGGACAACCTCTGCCGCCATCGACCTTGCAGCTGCAGGTTTTGGTGACATGGAAGCCAACGCAATCAAGTTGGCCCGTGTTCTCCAAGACCCAACAAAGAACCTGAACGCACTCAACCGTGCAGGTATTACATTTACCGCAGCCGAGCAAGCCAAAATCAAAGCGTTGCAAGCCTCCGGCAAACTGCTTGAAGCACAAGACCTGATCCTGTTGTCGGTTGAGAACCGTGTCAAGGGTATTGCTGAAGCGTCTGCGACACCGTTTGAGAAAATGAATGCACAGTTTCAGCAGATTGGTGATTCGATTGGTGAGGCAATGTTGCCTGCCTTGGAATCGATGAACATGGAGGTGTCAAAGTGGTTGTCGACACCGCAGGGGCAAAAGGATGTCAAAGCGATTGCTGATGCGTTTGTGGCCATGTCGTTGGCAATCAAAGATGTTGTGTTGTTCTTGAAGCAGGTTTTTGATCTCTTTGATGCCATTTCCAAGTTCAATATGGACTGGGTTGGCGCTTTGCGTGGCGCACGGGACTTTTTGATTGGTGGCGCACCTGCCTCGACTACTGGGGGCAATACTTCGGCACCAGGTGGCCGTCGCACCGCAAACTCTGCCCCTGTCATCAACTTCAATGCGCCTGTTGATTCGGTTTCTGCAGGGCGTGAAGTAGCGCGTGTGCTGGCTGATTACAACAGGTCGAATGGGATGCGCTGATGACGTTGCCGATTATTGAGCAATCGCTTTATGGGTTGATGAAAATTGAAACTTCACCGTGGTCTGCATCGCTTGTTTGGACTGACCGTACTGCGAGTCTGGTGGCAGGTTTCAATTATTCGCAGGGTGGTCGCATTGGCGCACCCGGATCATCACAGGTTGATGTTGGAACGCTAAACGCCACGTTCAAAGATTTGGCAAGCGTTCCAGCGGTCGGTTCTCTTGTCAGAATCTCATTCAGCAAGTTTGCTGGTTATGCGTTTGTTGGTTATGTGCAAGATGTATCGCAGCGCGTTGTGTTTGATGATTCCATCAGTTACACCACGCCAATTACGTTGACGACTTTGAATTGCATCGACTGGGTTGGTTACGTTTCACAATTCCAACTTGTTGGTGTTGGCGGCGCAAACTTTTCTACTGGCGTTATTAATACAACTAGTGCATACTCTTGGGATCAAAGAGTCGCTGCGATAAACAAAGCGGTCGATGCAACCTACGCAACAAAAATGGTTTCAGCAGTTACATCGGGAACACTTCGCAATATGGGAGACACCGATTTAGTAGCCAACATCTCTAATCATCTTGATCTAATCTGTAGCACGGCCCAAACCTATTGGTATCCAATCAATGTTTTGCCGACAAACATTACGACTGGTCGAACAGGTCTCGTTGAGATTCGCACAGGGACATCTTTAGTTTCATCTGGCAAAACATTCACGGATGTTGAAGGTTCAGCCGGGCAACTTCACTACACCGAAATAGATATTGAAAACTCCTCTCAAAATGTTGCCAACACAATAGTTGTAAACAATCGCAATCGCGTTCATATCGTTGGTGAGGACATAACACGAATTGGCGGCTTCAACGAAACAAACTTTATGATTATTGGTAATCAAAATGTTGTCGGTGTCGCTTTGGATAGAGCCGAAAAAGCAACTGATGCAACTTCAATTACAACGTATGGTAATCGACAAATTGAGGTTGATACCAATGTGTCCATGAATTACGATGTCGCAAACATTGTTAGCAATCCCTCTGCGGAATACTCTGACGATGGTTACGGTGGTATTGCGGCGACAAAAGTAAGACGACGTAAACCATCCGATGAATCGACACCTTTCACAGCATATAGCGGTGAATGGGCAATGCGATCATATCAATCAACTGCTGCAGCAACGGCACAGATAAGTTTTTCTGGTGGCGAAAGCGACGGTATACCAATTACGCCAAACACCGGATCAAACCCTTTTTATCGATTCGATGCTCGAGTGGCGAGAGGAACACCAAGTCGAACGGATGCAAGATTCCAACTTCAAATTGATTGGAAAAATGATGACGAAGCGACAATATCGTCATCGACGGGTGCGCTTGTAAACCTTACAACAGCCCAAACTTGGTATGACGGTACTGTTGGTGGAACTGTCCCAGTTGGGGCCACACGAGCCGTCGTTAGGATAATTATTGGTCGTTCCGGTGGTGGAAACCAAACCGTAGGCGATCGTTATTGGGCTGACGGTCTCACAATGTATCGAAGTGACCTTTTTTCAAGCAAACCATATTTTGACGGTGATTTTCCGTGGACTACAACTAACGGATATATGTGGACTGGAGGTGTTGGTTCGTCCCCAAGTCTTAGAACTATCAATTATGTTGATGATATTGCAGCAGATTTGCTCACTCAATATTCAACAACATCACTTCGACTATCCCGAATCCGATGGAACGCACAAGAGGATCTAGCATCAATCCCAGCACTATCCGTCGGCAAAACAATCTCACTAGTTTACAAAGGCACAACAACTACATACCGAATCATCGGGATTGACGGAAACGTTGACCCCGAACGATACATGATTGACTACTATCTCGTAAAGGTGTAACACATGAAAGACATATTCAAGCGTATTCTCCGCATCGCATCGTTCGCCCTAGGGGCTGGAATTGCTGGACTGGGTGCAGGGTCAGCAATCGGTCTTACAGTCGCCCAGAGCGCCCTCATGGGGGCTCTCACAGGTGTTCTGGGTATCTTTGGTGCCCTGGCATTCATCTACGCAGGCAAAGGCACAGTAGACGACGGTGACTTCAACGCCACCATCAACTCGGCCATCGAAACTGCTCGCGCGAAAGACGGCAAAAAGTGAGTGAGGGGGTGGTGGTCACACTCGAACGAATCTACGAGAAACTTGTAGAGCTGGAGATTCGACTTGGCGACCACCCCAAACAACTCGACGACCACGAAAACCGAATCCGCAACCTCGAAATGAAAGTATGGTCATTCGCTGGCATATCCAGCATTGTGGCCGTAATCGCATCACTCATACTCACGAAAGTAGGCTAACCATGGCAGACGCAGACCT